CAAAAGGTACTAGAGCCATACCGCAAGGAAATACGACTAAAGGGCCGCCCAGGCTTTCTAAAGACATTAACCAGCGACGGAGGCAGCAACCATGGTCTTAACCCTAGCAATATTCTTTGCTACGAAATACACGCCTGGAATGAAGTAAAGGGGCCGGACTTGTGGGAGGCGCTGCGTACTTCAATGGCAGCACGTCCTTCGAAAATGGTGGCTATTACTACCGCGGGCGGCGCTTATACGTTTGCCCACAAGTGGCACGAATACGCCAAGCAAGTAGAAGAGCGTCCCGAAATAGACCCGTCATGGCTTACGATCATATACGGCGCAGAAGATAACGAAGACCCACACGACCCGAAGGTATGGGCAAAGGCTAACCCCAGTCTAGGGGTAACGGTGAGCCTAAAGTACTTGGAAGAGTTAAGTAACACGGCGAAACACGATGAGCCGACGCTATTAAGCCTACGTAAGCTGCACCTAAACCAATGGGCGGGCAGCGCTCAACCCTATATAGAGCTAGCGAAATGGCTGAAATGCACCAACAAAAAGACTAGCATTAGTAACTGGCGGTGCTTTCTTGGGGTTGACTTGGCCGCGGTAAATGACTTTACGGCATACGCAGTACTGTACTTTAATGGCGAAAAGTTCCACACTGTGCAGTATTACCAAATAACCGACCACGCTATGTCCAAGCGCAAGAACAAGTACCCGAACCTAGTACGAAACTGGGCCAAGAATGGGTACCTAGAAATAGTAAAAGGTGAGGTAACGACCACGGCCCACCGCCTGGCTATTATAGAACGCATTATAAACGAACACCCGGTAGAGGGCATATTCTTTGATCCATGGAACGCAGCCGAAACGGTGGACACACTACGCCAGCGCTACGGTAAGAACTTTTGTTACGAAGTGCGACAAAGTGCACTAATGATTAACGAACCCATGAAATTACTATACCGAAGCGTAGTAACGGGCAATATAACGCACGATGGCAACCCCGTTACCGCCTGGATGATAGCGAACACTAGCCTACACATAGACAAGAACGATAACTGGACTTTTCAAAAGGATAAGGCCCCCGACCGCATCGACGGCACCGCGGCAGTACTTACGGCCATGGCTGGTTACGTACACAACGCGCAAACGGGATTAAGCGCATACGACCGAGAAGAAATAATTTTCGTTTAAATTTGTATATTCAATTTTTATTTTGTAAACTTTACGCGCACGTATGGCATCATTTTACGATAGAGTAAAGCGCAGTATTTCGGGGGTAGTTAACCCCCGTCCCTGGCTCATTAACCTTTTTGGAGGCACCGGCACTACCGCCGGTGAGAATGTAAGCAGCACCAATGCGCCGAAGGTCGCCGCGGTCTACGCTTGCGTTAACCTTATTGCAGACACTATTTCCAGCCTTCCTTTTCGCCTAGTGCGTGAAACGGAAGAGGGTACGGTTTACGTCCCTGGATCTATTGACGATATGGTACGAATTTCGCCAAATAGTAGCTACAACTCTTACGCCTTCCGAAAAGCAATGATGACCCAGTTATTATTGCGCGGGAACGCCTACGTACTTCCAATGCGCAACGGCGCAAGCCTTGCCGGGTTCGAGCTGGTCGATACCGACCTAGTAACGGTTGACACAACAAACGGTCAACTGCGTTACCAGGTACACTTAACCAACGGCGTTAAGCTGAACCTAGAGCCTAGCCAAATTATCCATCTTAAACTTTGGACGCTCGACGGCATCCAAGGCGTAAGCCCGATTACCTACGCACGGGAAACAATCGGTACCAATATGGCGGCTACAAAACACCTTGGCAGTTTCTACGGCCGAGGTGCTACGCCAAAGGGCATCCTTCAAATTCAAGGTACTATACGCGACGCTGACCGCGTTCGCCAAATTGGCCAACAGTTCGACGCTCGTTACGCTGGCGATAACGCCGGAGGTACGGCGGTACTTACCGAAGGTGCGGAGTACAAGCCCGTAGCTATGAGTATGCGCGAAAGCCAGTTTTTGGAAACATTGCGCTTTGGTGTAGAAGAGATTTGCCGCCTTTACAAGGTGCCACCGCATAAGGTAGGCCATATGGAAGGGGCCGGCTATTCAAATAGTATTGAGGCACAAAACGCCCAGTTCGTTACTGACTGCATACGCCCGTTAGTAGAACTTATCGAAATGGAATTTACGGCGAAGGTGCTGAACGGCAACCGCCGCTTTAACTTGGATATGCGCGCGCTTATGCGTGGCGACATTATGACCCAGGTACAACGTAACGTAAGTTACTGGAATATCGGGGTAATGAGCGCCAACGAGATCCGTAAGGAAGAGGGCTTGGCCCCAATTCCCGACGGGGACGTATATAATAAGCCTATGCACATGAGCCCACAAAACGACGTAAACAATGGACAACAAGGAGACACGCAGCCTACCGCTGCCGAATGATGGAGAAGGACGAAACGTTAGCGGATACGCCGCAAACTTTCGAGAATATGATATGGGTTCTTTTAGGGAACGCATCGAGCGTTCAGCCTTCGATAACTTGGACGCTTACGACATCCATGCTTTATACAACCACGATTACGACAAGGTACTGGCCCGAAGAAATAAAGGTAAAGGAACCCTAGAACTTACGACCGACGAAACGGGCTTAAAGTTCGGTTTTGAACTTCCCGACACCGCAACGGGTAACGAAGTACGTACACTTGTAGGACGTGGGGACGTAGACCAGGCAAGCTGGGCATTCACCGTAAAGAGCGAAGAATGGCTAGACGTACGCAGCGAAAAACCATTACGCGTTATTAAAGAGGTAGGCGAAATTTACGATATTAGCCTTACGCCCCGTGGCGCAAACCCTACTACTTCCGTAGCTCTTCGCAGCTTGGAGGCAGCACAACAAGAATATAAAGAACCCGAACTGGCGGAACCAGTAATTGAAACAAAACCCGAAAACGTGGAAAACGTAGAAAACACCGAGGAACGCGCTGCAAATTTCGTAGACGCATCCGCAGTTCAGGGCAAGCTCTCTAGATCCGAAGAGCGCGACCTGGCTAAATTCAATATCGTTAAGGCTATCAACGAAGCCCGTAACGGTAAACTTACTGGCGTAGAAGCCGAAGTAAACCAGGAAGGTATTAACGAAAAGCGCAAGCTCAACCAAGACTACCGCGATTCTCACGCAGTAAACTTGCCCGAATTCCTTTTCAAGCGTACCCAAACTGCCGGAGGTGCTACCACCGGTTCTGACTTGGTATTCACCGAGCCTGGACGTTACGTAGACTTCTTGTACCCCAATACGCCTATGCTCAACCTTTGCAGCGTAGCCGATAACTTGGTAGGTAACGTAGACTTCCCCAAGCAGACTTCTAGCTACTCTTTGAACTGGCAGACTGAAACGGGAACCGATAGCGCACAAGACATCAACTTCGACAAAGTAACTATGTCGCCCAAGCGTGCCGTAATTACTGCGTCTATGAGCAACCAACTGTTGCGCCAAGAGTATAGCCGCGGCATCGAGCAGCGCATTATTGGCCAGCTCAACTTGTCATTCAACAAAGGTTTAGAGAACGCAGTACTTAACGGTACTGGTGCATCTAACCAACCTTCCGGCATCTATACCGAATTGGCTGGCCAGGCTTTGACCTTGGGCGCTATTTCTTTCGATGACTTGGTAGACATGGAAGCAGCTTTGGCAGCTGCCGACGCTTTGGACGGACGTTTGGCTTACGTTACTCACCCTAACGTAGTGGCTAAATTGAAGAAAACCAAGGTAGACGCCGGTAGCGGACGTTTCTTGGTAGAAGGTATGCTAGACCCAGTTAAGACGGCTAACGGCTACAACATCTACAACACGACCCTTTCAAAGAAGACCAGCGGAACGCCCGACACCTACGGCATTTTGTTCGGTAACTTCAGCGACGTGCAGATTGGTTTTTGGGGTGGTGCTACTCTTATGGTAGACCCTTACACTAACATGAAGTCTTCAATCGTAGAAGTATACGTAGAGCGCTTTATGGACGTAGCAGTATTGCGCGACGCTTCCTTTGCTTTGGCAACCGACGTTACCATTTAAAATGGCAAATAGCATTACATATACACCGCAAGCCATCGACCTAGCCGGGCTTAAGTCCTTTTGCCGGGTAGATGGTAGCGACGACGATAACCTTTTAACGTTCCTTTATGAGGCAGCGTGCGAAGAGGCTTTGTCTTACGCGCACGTGGTGGTAGGTAGTGCAGACATTACCAGCGACACAGTATGGGCAAGCTCTTACGAGCTTCCCTACTGGCCGCTAGGTAGCGTTACTTCAGTTACGGTTTACGTAGAGGGAGTAGCAACCGCCGACACCGAGTACGAACTACTCGACGGCGTTATTAGCCCTTCTATTGGCGAAGAGGGCGACCGTATGGTTATCGTCTATACGGCTGGCTATGCCGCAGCGCCTAAAGACTTAATACACGCTATTTACCAGCGTGTGAAATTCGGGTACGACTTCGGCGACGATATGCCCTACAACGTCGGCCCGCGTTTCTTTGACCGTATCGTATTCCGTTACCGTAGGAATTTTGCATGACCCTAGACCGACGCGTAACCCTATACGAACCGACCACGTCCGTTAACAATAGTGGCCAGGTTAAGCGCAGTTTTGCTAGCGCCGGGGAGTTCTACGCCCAGGAAGTTATACCAGGTATTGAGGTAGCCGGCAGCGAAGCGCTGGTTAACGATCAAATGCAAAGCCAATACACGGTTAACTGGCGTTTGCGTTACCAAACCGCAGTTACCGCAGAATGGAAGCTAGGTTATGGAGGTAAGTACTACGACATTATCAGCGTCGCCCCGGAGGGCCGCAAGCGCTATATTTTGGTCAAGACTAAATTGCGCGATAATGGCACGCTCTAAAGTATACCTACGCAGCCAGTCGGGACGTACCGAGAACTTTGAAGAGTTCCGCCAACGTCTACGCAAATTAGGCACCAGCGAAACTATGCGTTTCCGCGAGGTGCGCAAATTGCTTTTAAAAGAGGCGCAGCCCCTAGTTACGGAGGCACGCCGCCAGGCTTACGCAGATAGCCAAGAGCCAAAAGGCATTCGCATGAAAAGCCGCAGCGCTTTAGGTGCTAAATTCTATAACCTTTATGGGTCTATAAATAAATGGGCCAACAAGGGTACTACTAAAGCCTACGTAGTGGTAGGCTTACGCGGTAGCCGAAAGCAAGGCGCCTACTATGCGCCCTGGCAGCTATTCGGAGGTACCGAAAAGAACTTCAAGCCGAAGGACTTTATCGGCCTAGCCGTAGATAACACCGACGTAGTAAAACGCGCTCAAAAGATGATGCAAAAGCACATCCAAAAACGCATAACTTCGGTGCTACGATGAACTACCTACAATACGTATACGACGCGGTAAACTCTGCCACTACGGAAGACGTTTACGCGTTAGCAGCACCCCAAGGTACCACGGCCGACCATATCGTAATAACGATCCAGTCGGTAGACATTACCGAAAACAAAGACTTAAACGCTAGCGAAACTATTACCGCTACGCTTTTCTTTCATTACGCCGACGCAGACGCGGCCCAGGCCGAGTTAGCGATTATTCGCGACTACATTAAAACGGACGTAGACTACATTACCGCGACACTAGACGGTATACAGTTCTTCTACGACGACATTAACGAACGCGTATTACTCGCAGCAGATTTTTTATTTATCCTAAATACTTAATAGTATGGCATCAATTTCA